CAAAGCTCTTGCGTTCCTCTGCTAACACTCGGGCCTTCTCATCGTTGGCCTTGTGGAACTGAGTACCCGCAATCGCTTCCTTCAAATCGACGGTTTCGGTCTTACCGTTGACCTTGAGATTGATTAGGATGTCACCGTCCTCTGAGAGGCTCAGTTTGTCCGCTTCTAATCCAAGCTCTGCGGCTAAGGATGCGAGTCCATCGTCGTCATCGGTCTCTTGCTCATTGGAGTCGTCAGCGTCGAGGTCTTCGACCTCATCATCAGACTCTTGTGCGTTTGTAACTTCTGACAGTTCTTCACTTTCATCGACAAGGTCGTCATCGTTGGGGCGGTGTACTGCCTCCTCCTTTTCCGACTCGTCTACAGTTGGCTCGTCTGCCATCAGCAGTTCTGCCACCTGATCTACGGTGTTGCCGCGCTCCCCCTCATGTTGTGTCGGGCTAGATTCGCTGCTCATCGCGTTTCTCCTTCATTTGCTTTTTCTGCTAGCTCTCCAGTAGTTACTAGCGACTCTAGGAACTCTTCCAGCCGGTGTAGCGCCTTCGCCTGTTCCCTTACTATGTAAACTTCCTCCTCGTAGCGTGGATCGCAGAACTGTCCGAACAGTCGCTGCTTTTCCTGTTCCAGGTGTTCTTTAACCAGAGCCAACTCTGCTCTGGCCGCCCGTCCCCTCCTCGCTTCCTTCTGTAGGTCTACCATTCACCGCGTCCTTGTTGTCTTGAACATCCTTGTTTAAATCTCGCTTTGCTTGTATCTCCAACTCAGTCAGCTTCAATGCCGCCTGGGTTTTCATGTTCTGTAACTGGAACTCTTGCGCCTTGTTGTCCTTCGCCGCCTGCAGCGCAACCTTCAACTGCTCAATCTCTTGGTTGTGTTGGTTCTTCATGGCGTCTATCTGAGCCTTGAGCTGGCCGTTCTGCTGGGTTGCCTGCGCCTTGCCCATCTCAGCGTCGGCTACCTTCATCTGCGCCTGGACTGTTGCCTGCTGCATCTGCAACTGCATAGCTTCTTTTTGCATGGCCTCCTGCTGAGCTTGCTGCTGGCCTTGTTGCTTCTGCTGGCCGAACATCTGGCCGTCCTGGCTCATGGGGTTGTAGAAATACTTTTCCGCTTCGCCGATGTCGCCCAGAGTGGTTAGTTGGTCGAGGGTGTTGTAGATCTTGTTGTAATCAACCAGCGGCTGAGCAGGGTCTTGCATCATCTGCTGCTGTACCGCGAGCAACTGCTGTAGGCCCATGATCTTGGCGTCATCGTTGGACGCGCCAGTACCAACGCAAACCGTCATGCGGCTGCGCTCACCCCAGTCTGATGGGTTGACGTTCATCCACTGACCACGAAACTTGTAAGGCACGGTCGCCGTCTGATACCGGACCATCAGGTCACGGATGAGCCGATAGGCTGGGCGTATCCCGGTCTCGGCGATACTGCGAATCATCAAGCCGACCAGCATCTCTTTTGCCGACTGGATCCTTTCCACGCCGTGGGCCGATTCCTGGTTAACAAGGTTGGCCTGACCAGCCATGTCAGGTGATACGCCTACACGGCTGTCCTTCTGAGTGTCTGCGTACTGCAGCAACTGGAGCGCCTCACCACCAAAGAACGTGCCGCCCAGCTCCTGTACTGAGTTGGGCTGTTTAGCGCGAATGATCCCGCCCGGTCGCGTAACCAGCAGGTCATCAATGTTGACCGAACCCTCGGTCACAACCTTGATGCGGTTAATCGATTGGTAGAACGAATCAAGCGTTGAGCGCAGAACAGCAGTCTTTGTGTCTTGAACCTGCTTCAATCGGTCAAAGACCGACACGCCCTCAAACTTGTGCGGCGCTGGGATAGCAGACATCGCCACGAAAGGCGTCTCCGCAATCTCCTCAATGTCCAATATCTCGCTCGGGTTGCTCTCGCCAATAAAGGTGATCTTGCAGAACTCGCCGATCCCATCTTCATTGACATCGATGTGCAGATAAGCCTCGGTGACAACAATCTGCTTCTGGCTGTCGTCTAGGTCGAGGTCGCTGGAGTAGTGATTCTCACTATCGCGCTCCAGGTTGTCATAAGCCGCAGCATCAATAATGTCTGGATCGTAACCTGCAGCAAGCAGGTCAGAGGCAGTCCTACGGACTGTATGGGCGCAAAATCGTGCTTCGGTCAAATCAAGGCTGTCAGCATCATCTGAAACCCTAAACTCTTCCGCAGGAACTGCCTCTACCTTAACTTTGCCGGAGCGCGTAATTCGCGCAGCCGTTACGTTGGTGCCATCAGTCTCGGACCGCTCAATACTGGTCACTTCCAACATCGGGTCGCCTAACAGCGCTTGCATTTGGCTTTCATCGACCCCGGCGTAATGCTCAACCACTCGCTCTGGGGTATCGTCGAAATAGATCTTCCAGATGCCAACACCCGTCAATAGGGCATCCTTCGCCGCCTCATACAAGTTGAGGTAGCCGTTGTTCTCTTCGGAAAAAGCAAAGTGGGTTAGGTCGGTCTCTAGCTCGGCCTGATCTTCGTCCTGCGCGCTCATCGGCTGGAACTTCACGGCCTTGCCAGTCAGGCTTTCAACAAGATTAGGGAGCAGCCATTCCACCGCATCGCACACATCTGTGCTGACAACATTGGAACGGCCCATGATCCCGCTGGGGGCTGGCAATTCGCCGTTGTAGTAACGATTGGCCTCAATTTTCTTCGCTAACAGAGAATCGCGAGAGGCGTTCGTCATCTCCCCCGCGATAATTCCCTTAATGTCGTCTTCGCTCATCATATGTATGCGGACTCTTTGTAATCGATAGGAGCGCTCCAAGATCCATGAATAAAGTCTTGTACTGAGAACGCATAAGCCATTGCGTCGGCTAAGTCTGGTGAAGGAAGGCTAAGCGGCGGCTTCGCTCGCTCAGTCTTCGGCATTAACTGGATCTTTCCGCCCTGGTGCGGCTTAAGGGGCATTCGACATATTTCGCTTCTAAGCTGGGATATAAGCGAATGCTCTGGGTCAAGAAAAATAAGCTCGTCCGGGTCGATATACTCGCCATCTTGAGCCTGATACGTCTTCCAAAAGCGCTCCCGAAGGTTCCAGTAGGCCTGCGCTCGTCGGTTAAAGAACGCATCACGGTTTTTTCGATGTCCATCAAAGAACGCATCAGGATTTTCCGGTGTTTCGCCACCCCGGAAACCAGTGATTGTGATGTTGCGGTTACCAAGCGATCTCTCGACCTCTCTAGTAAGCCCGAGTCCAACGCCGTCTTGGTCGTAGACAAACGAGTCGCAGTGGTATCGATCAACGAAGTCAACTGCCCAGTCCAGGCCGTCAGACGCGGTCCCATCGTGCTTGAGGCCCATGTCGAGGACTCTCGCCCCGTGCCGGATGACGACTGCTTTTGCGTCTTTTCCCGTGTCTGAAATATCGTGGCCGCAAACTCTCGCGCCCGAGTCCCGATATTTGATTCTCTCGCCAATCTCCAGCGCGGCGTCGAACCAGTCTGCGAGGATGAGGCTGTTCTCGACTTCATCAAGCGTTTCGCCCTCCCAAATGTGGTTGTACATGGCAGCGGACAGCATCTTCTTATCGCGCTTGCGCTCCAGCTCTAGCTCAGCCGGAAAATAGGGGTTGCCGTCGTAGTTCACGCGGACAATCGTGTGCAGATCGTCCTCAAAAAGCCCCTCACTGCGGAGGATTCCTTCCCTACCCTTCAAGAAATACTCAGTAAATGGGTCCGCCTGACTGCGCGGGTTCGCGCACATCAGAAAATAGGAACCAGACTCACGAATAGTGGGGGTCAGTACCCGCAGAGACTCCTCAGACAGTGTCTGGGACTCCTCCAACCACACCACATTCACGCCAAACAGGGACTTAACCGATTCGATGTTCCTGCTCAGCCCGCGAAAGATGAACTCCCCGCCGCTGTCGTGCCGAATCCGGTCCCGAGTGACCTCAAAACCGGGCAATTTAAGAGTCTCAATCTGGTTAGCCACCAGGCTATGCACAGATTCTTGTATAGAGTTCTGGAACTCACGGCAGCAGAGTATTTTCTTGCCCTGCATCGCCTCCAAAATACACATGGTGGCTACCGTTACAGACTTTCCTGACCCCCTGCCCCCGATGCTTATACGAAATCGCGCATTGGACTCCAGCAGCGGTCGAAAAGCCGCTGGGATATCAATATTCATTCGGCAGGAGGATTCGTTACGGTACTGTTGTCGCTGTTATCGGAGTTATCAGAGCTGTCGTTGTTTGAATCCGTATGCTGCGTCGTATCGCCACTGGTGTTGTAGCTATCCGCCACCGTGTTCGTGTCCCCAGAGGTCACATCGCCGCTGGTAACAGTAGACAGGTCTATGAGCGAGTCGTCAGAAAGCGTATAGGTCGTGTTACCGCCGCTGGACTGCACAGCCGTAGTACCAAAGGCAGATACGCCATTCGCAACCTCCCCCAGCACCTGGAACTTGACGCCATCGATCGTGTCTTCGTTGATCTGCACCCGTGCGTCGTTGTTGGCGGCGTTCTTCAAAACCCCAGCATTAATGTCGGCAATGCCTAGCTGTGTCACGGTGTTCAACAGGGGCGCTGCGAGTACCTTCGCCCACTCCCGAACCTCATTCTCCTCCCTGCGGAGGGTGACGATAGGCGCATTCTCCTCGCCCTGCTGGTTCTGCACAGCCGCTACAGCCAGCCCCACAGCAATCGCATCAGCGCTCTCGGGGTTTGCCGCCGCAACAGCCGCCATAGCCGCCGCCCAATTAGCCTGTGCCTGGGCGCGCTCCATAGCGACCCTCTGGCGGGCAATCATCTGGGAATCCACGATGCCAATCTGAGCATCACGGTAATCAGCCTTGTCGCCAGCACTGGCGCAGCCAATCATTAATAAGGGAATCGCTACAACGGTAAGTTTAAGCAT